GCATTAAGTTCCGGACAGCGATAACCACTGTTTACTGTTATAGGCTTTCCCCACCATGTGCGTAACGGGTCCAGTACGTTGTCCACCAAGGCAGTCAGAGCAGTCACATGCTCCTGTCTGCATCTGTTATTGATACCCAAGCGGTCAGCAGTCGTTGACTTGCAGAGTTCCGCAATCGTAAAAAACTTCATTTCTTATCCTCCTTTTTATTTTCGTTGTCAAATAGTATCTGAGCCATGATCTTGGCAATATCATCCTTGTTCTCGATGATCACACTCATTGTCTTTTCTGCTTTGCGCAACTCCGCTTTCTCCCATGATTTTTCACGAACTGATTTAAACTCACAGAAAATGCAGTAACCCGTCCAAATCATTGAAAAAACAGGAAAGGGGATAACCACACAGCATA